TAGAATACTGACGAGTATAGTCGACGGCCTAGAGACAGTATTCGGAAAACTAGGAGGATATAATTATGGCAAATACAACGTTTAGTGGACCGGTTAGATCTGAGTCTACTTTAAAAGTATCAACAAAAAACACTTCAACAGGAGTTCTTACTGATAAAGCGATTATGGGAACAAACTCAACTGGTGATACATCAAGCAATACAGGTGGTTCGGTTGAATTAAAAGCTGCATCTACAAATACGCTTACGATGCAAACCTACCAAGCTTCAGTTACTGTTGCTAATGGTGATACTACAGGAAAAGAAGCTGCAATCGGAATGCCAGCTAACTTTATTCCAATGGCAATAATGGTTAATGTAACCACTGCTGCAACTAACGCTGTAAATTTACAAGACGTTGGAGACGACGGGGACACTGACTCTTATCTTGACGGTGCATCTATTGCTGTTAATTCTACAGGATTCAAAGGTATTTTTGGATGCAATGGAGTTAGAGGACTAGGAACTGGAACAGGTGGAGCAACAACAACTGCTGATGAAGTAGAGGTTGTAGTAAGCGGTGATCCAGGAGCATCTGGTGTAACAATGAGACTAACATTCTTAGGAATATTAGGAGCGTAATAATTAATTAACTCGGAGCGCCTGGTGATGCAGGCGCTCTTGAAAAGGAGGAAACATGGCAGACACAGTAT